TCTGTGTTGCGTATTTCATCATTTCAGTAATACATAAATAAGTTTTACCAAATCTACGACCAGATACTAAAACTCTAAACCTTGCTTTGCTTGATGAAACTTTATGCTGGGGTTTTGTTAGGGTTATATTCATTACAAAAGTAAGATATGTATAATTTGTCCTCGTTAAATTTTTGTTGATACTCGTTAGTAACTCTAATTGTAACAGTAGCACCAGCTTTAGTGCAATCTGTCCACGTGTCAAATTTTACAGGGTGTACTGCTGGAGTATTACAGAATCCTGTAATGGCAGAGCAGATAGTATAAGCTAAAACAAATTTCATTTACTTGTCAACCTATCCATGTGGTTATAAATTCTTCCTATTTGTTTATCAATAGACATAATTTCTTCTGTTAGCATTCCTAAATGTACTTGTAATTCTACTATAGTCATTAATACATAAGAAGATAGTCCTAAAAGAATAGTTCCAAGTATAGCTATTAGCATTGTGTTATGTTGTCTTTTCATAATGGCTTCATACAAAATGCTAAAAATACAAATCCTAAAATCAATATTCCTGTAAAGTAATAGTTCATAGTCCTACCCATATTATTTAGCTATCTTGCCCTTGTTAATTCCTTTTTTAATTACATACTGTTGAGTACCATTAGCACCATGTTCAACTTCTTTTTTAAGATACTTAGTTAAATTCATTTCTTTTAGTTTTTTTTCTGCATGTTTTCTAAAAGATTCTAAAACTTTAGTATCTCTCATTTTTTTTTCTTCTTTTTAAATTTACTTTCTACCCAAGCAAAGCAATTATCTATTAAGCCAAAGAATTTATAAACAAACCTATCCATTATACTTTAAACCCTTTTTGCCATGATTTAACTGCCCAATATACAGGAGTTGTATTTAATTGTTTGCCTGATCGTTTAGCTTTAGCCAGTATTGGTCTAAATCTTGCCATAAATGATCTTTTTCTCGCTGGAATATTCTTTTTAATAGATAGCTTCTTATCGCCAAAATTAACTTTGACTACTCTGCCTGTCTTACGATTTTTTACGAATACTTTAAATTTCTTAACATCTCCACGCATGGGTTTGTTAAGTTTAACAGTTTTATTTTTGTATTTAGCCATGTGGCATAAATATCACAAAATTATCTCTTAAAATACCTTTTTCTCCATTCGTGACAAACATAAGTATCTTTTACACCTTTAGCACCCCATCTACCGCAAAATGATCTAGCATTACTATAAAGCCCACAATCTCCACATGATGCACCCTTTAATGCTTTAGTAAATGATTGAGGTAGAGAATAATCTATTATTTCTCCTGTAGGATAGAAGTTACTTCTTTTATTTTCCTTGTCCACGATACTTTGCTTTCTGTTGTCTTCGTTTATTTTTATTCATTGTTGAAGTTATAGGTCGTCTGCCGATAGATGTACCTTTTTCTGTTTTAGTGTATTCAACAACTGCACCAAATACATTACCCTTTTTTTTTGACATCTTCTATTTCATCTGCTTGAGCATTAATAATTAATGGTAAAGGTTCGTTGTATGTAGTTTGTTCTATTTTATCTTTTTGATCTAAATGTTGTTTTCCTAACCAGATTTGCATAACTACATTTCCAGATAAAGCTTTCTCGAACTGTGCTCTCCTTAAACTTATTCTGCCCATCTCTCTCCCCTTTTTTATAAGGTGGACATAATGCCTTTGTAAAGTCTTAGTAGAAACCTCACAAAATTCTGCAATCTCATCATAAGTGCAATGTAATTGTGCTAATTTCTTTACTGCTTCTTCATCTATTTTTTTCATTGGTCTCGCCATTTGCTTTATTATGTCCTTTTTTAATTTAATTTCAAGTGTGGAGCGTAGGGGTAGGAATCGCACCTCCTATCTAAGTGGGGGTACCACCTAGCCTTTCTAAAGCCTACGCAATATATTCTTTTAATTCTCCATTTATTATATTTTTTAAGGATTTATCAAATAAATAAATATACTTATATTTTTTCATATTTACTTTAGTAAATTCATCTCTATTAAAATCTGAATCTTCTCTATTCTTTTGATTAATAGTTCTAGAATGATAAAATTTTCCATCTTGAGTAAAATGTGTAGCACCTTTAGTTTCGCCTAAATATAACCAATTCATAGCTTGATATATTTTACCTTTATGATTTTGCATAGGGTCAGCATAGCTAATTACTGCTTTTATATTAGGAAAATCTTTTTTTAACTTTTTCATACAGAATGAAACTATTTTAGAAACAGGGTTTTTATGTTTATTTAAAGCAACTCTAACTAATTCACATACTTCATAAGGTGTTAAATTAACTACTTTAGACATATTAGGATTAGCCCCAGAACCGAATAAAACCGAACCTATAAACTCTTTATCTTCCCAAACTCCAAATCTAACTAATTTTCCAGATGGCATAGCTTTAGAATAGTGATAGTTTAATACTGCATATTTAGAAGCTTCATAACTGCAATAGTCTATAAATAATCCTTTATCCATTAATAACTTGGCCACATTCTAAACATACTTCTTTAGTGTCTTGATCTAATTTTCCTTGATCATCTTTATCTGTAGGTTCAAATAAATCTTTATCTAACATAATATCTTTAAGTTCTAATGCATCAAATCCTGTTAAATCTAAATCAAATTTATTATCTTTTAAAACTTGTAATTCAGACATTAATAATTGTTTATCCCATTTAGATTCAGCACCCGATCTATTATCCATAATTCTATAAGCAACTGCCTTATTCTTGTCAAATTCCTTTTTAATTACAAATGCTTTAGTTTTGTTAAGTTGTTTAAGTGCTTTCCATCTAGTATGACCTACTACTATAACATTATTTTGATCAATTACGATAGGTTGATTATTTCCAAATTCTGATATAGAATTTTTAACTTTTTTAACTGCTTCTTGTGAAATTTCTCTAGGATTATCCTTATAAGGTTTGATCTCATTTATATCCATTTCTATTATTTCCATTTTATCCTTTTTTAAGTTGAGTTAATAATTTCCAAAGATTAGGATTTTGTTTAAAAATTTTTGTATAGCCATCTCCTACTACTTGAGCGATAGTTTCTTCGCCTTTATCATGAACTTTAATTCCTGAATAATGTATTATTAAATGAAATAATTCATGGATTATTGTATTAAATAATCTTAAACCTTTAACTCTACTATCAATCACTAGCAATTCTTTTTCTGTTTCAAAATAACCATAAAGATTTTTTAATTTTTCAAACCTGACTTTTATATTCTTTCTGCCATATTTAATGTTTTGTATATTCATCTTTATTTAATGTGGCTCTAAGATATTCTAATTGCATTTTTAATTGTCTATTCTCGATACTTAATGCAATAATTCTTTTTCTGCAATACTTAAAAATCCTTAGAATTGAACTCATTGTATTAATTGTATTTGATGTTTTTCGTCAAATTTATCAATTTTATAATCTTTACCATCTTTACTAAATCGTTCAAAAGAACCCTCAGAACCTTTATGAATATATCCTAAAGCTTTAAGTCTATCAATTAAATCTGGAATTTCTTGATTTTCTTCTATTTCCCATCTTCTTTGAGATAACCAAGTAGAAAAATGAGGAATAAATTTTATATCTTCTATATCTTTAATTTGATTATTATACATTCTTACCATTTGTTCATTAGTAATTTCCTGTATGTTAATTTTATTAAATTCCTTAAAAGCTTTAAATTTTGAACCTCTTTTAATTTTTAATTCTTTCCAAAGATTTTCAAATTCTAGGCTATATACATTATCATTAGGTATAGGTTTAGGTATAGGTATAGGTGCTTGAGTTTTGCTTGTAGCTAAATCTCGTTTTGCTAGACCCCCTTTTTTACCAGCTTCTGCTCTAGCATTGTATTTATTAGTTAAATATTCATGTTCATGTACTAATCTCTTTTGTGTCCATGTATTTTTATTACGATTTTCTTTATCTTCTGTATTTAGTATAAAAAATTCTTCTAAAACCTCATAAACATTTATGCAACAATCGTCTGAAATACATTGGCATATTCTATACGCATTTTCAGTTGTAAATGGTTTAGCATTTTTAGTCCATGCAAAGCTTAATAGTCTAATATATATTCCTATTTTTTCATTTGTTAAATGGACAGTTTCAGCAGTAAATGTATCTGTAAATAATTGTA